GCAGGAAAAAAAGACCCGTAAGCAGTTCTTATGGTATACTTACGGGTACAGTTGTGCCTAAGGTAGCAGGCTTCTTAAAAGACTGGACAAGTGCCGTTAGCACATAAAATGTCAGTCAAAATTTCGTTTGCTTTATTGTATGAATTATCTTGTGAAGCAATTCCTTCTGTGACTAAATGCATAAATGAATCTGCATTTGAAGGTGTAGATACAAAATCCCAACAAATTAGTTTAAAATCATCTTGCACCTCCATCATTCCATTGCTCATTGGTTTTAATGAACCTTCACCACGTGAAGAAACACCAACCATTACACCATTTTCAATAAGGGCTTTTAAAATATTACCTGATGCTGTAGGAAGGATTTCAATTTTACCCATTACATCATTTCCATCCCACCAAATTTCTCTAATAATATGAGAAACGTTTTTAAGGTTAATAATAGAAGATTCAGGGTGATCTAATTCACCTGTTGCTCTATTTTCTTGTACAAGATGTTGGTAATCGTCAATTTCACGTTTCCAGATATCAGGATTATAATATCTTTTATTTCCGTTAACCTCACCAGCAGTTGCTAATATACCTTCAACAAGAGGGTTACCAGCAGGTGTTTTAAGACCTTCGGTAATTTGAAGTGGTTTTACTTTAAAAAGTTGGGTCTCAATTAGAACCTGCTTCATCATTTATTTCTTTAGCGATTGCGAGAATTGATTCTTTTAAGTCACCGTAGCCACTTGATTTGTATTTTCCTTTAGCTTCTTTTGGAGTTCCTAAACCAGGAACTTCAGTTTCATATCCAATACCTTTAATGCCAAATGCTTGATTTGTTACATAATAGGTTGGGTCTTTTGCTAAATTTTTAGCTACAATTTCTTTTAATTGATCTACAGTTTTATCAGCATTTTTAGGATCTTTCATTTCAGCATAATATCCTTCTAAAAACGCTTCACCAAAAACGTTATCGGATATTTTTTTATCTGCTGAGTCGTAAGCGTGTTTTTGAACATCGGTTACTTCTTTAGATACTTTCTTTTCTTCTGCTTTAACTTCTTCAGATAAGAATTTGTCAAAGTTTTTAAATGGGTTATCCTTTGGTTGGGCAATACCTCCGCCAATTACCATTTCACTAATAACACCTCTTTGTTTTAAGATATTTGTAGTTTCATTAAATCCAAAGTGGTTAGGAATCATATCAGGAAATAATCTTTTAACAGACTTCAAGAATACATCTTTTTGTCCTTTACCTTCCTGGATTGCATTGTATTGGTTTTGTAAGCTTTTCATTCTTCTGGCTTTAGTATGTCCTTTATATCTTTTATATAGTCTTGAATTAAATCCGTTGGATAAACAATTGTGTATGCATTTTGAGGATACTGTTTATAATAAGATATAGTTTCCTTTTGTGCTGTACGCAATAGTGTTTTTAATTCTTCTATTTGTTTATTTATATCTTGGAAAGCAAGAATTCTTTTTTTTATTTGTTTCTTTTTTGAATCTTCTACATTGAGACCATTCAAATAATTTTCTAATGAATTATTGTCTTCCATATTATACATATTTGGTTCCCCAAAGATATTTAGTGTCCACACCTTTCGCTTGAGCTGCTAATTTCTTTGGATCTACAAGTTTATACTTAAATTGTTTTACATAAGTATTATCTATAACACCTTTATCACCTGCTTTTGGACCTGGACCTAAAGTTGCACCTGGATTATTTTCAGGAAGTTTTTGTTTTTTAGTCTTTTTAAAAGCAAATGGGACTGCATATTGAGGTCCTAAACCTACTGCAAACCCAGTTTCATCAATACCTTTAATATCGCGATAATCTTCTGGGTAGTTTTTTCTTAAATGGGTTCTAAGATTGTTTCTTAAATTACGAACTTGAGCAGCAAAATCTAAAAATTTTCTGTCTCCTTTTACTTCATCTGTAGAAGTAATACCATCAACAACTTCTAAAGTTTTGTTAATAGCTTTTAATAGTTGTTCAAAATCGGGAAGATATACTACATCCGATTCAATAGCCCCAGTTTCATCTGGTTCTTTTGTAATAAGTTTAAATTTTCTTCCCTCCATTGTTCTTCCTTAATTCTTCTAAAAGTTCAGTGTACAACAATAGATTAGCAATATCTTCATTTTTAATACTGCCTTGCTTGTCAATTTCTTTGATTAAAGGAAGGACTTCTTGTAATTTAATCAAAATAACTTTATTATTGATATTTTCAGTTAATTGATTTAATTCTTCCTTTATACTTACAACTTTTTCGTTGTAATAATTTTTTAATTTAGGAGTTGAATCAACTGATGTAATAAATTCTTTTAAGATTTCTTTTTGTGAAGGGTAAAGATCAGCATACTTACCATTGAATTTTTCTAACATCAATTTGTATGCTAACATTCTAACATCTGAATCGTAGGTTTTAAATTCTTCGATGATGTCGTTTGTTACTTTTTCTTCTGTGATTGGTGAAGTACTTAAATACTCAAGCAACGTCATTTTATTTTGTACTAAAATTTCAGGATTTACAAATTTATCAATATTTGCAATTTCTAAAAGAGTATAAAATGAAGCATATGCTTTATAATTAGGAAGTTTAAATTTAAAAAACTCTTCTAAATTATAGTGCTTTTTAATTTCGTTAATTAAATTATATTTTTCTCTTCTTAAAGCACCTCTATTCAATCTTCTTGATGATTCTAATAAGGTTTGAATAAGAATATTTGCTTGAGATTCGTGTAGCTGAGTATTTTTGTTTAGTGATTCGTAGAGTTTAAGTTCTTTACCCAATTCACTCTTTACAAAAAATGTTTTTATAATGTTGAGAGCATTAGAAGTCTCACCATTGAGTGTATCAGACGTTACTTGTCTTACGAGTAATTCAAAAATAATACCCGTATTCTTATATTTTGAATGTTTAATATTCATTCCAAATTAGGATTTCTTATAAATATATCAGGATTCTTATTCAGTTAAATTAGATTCATCAAGTAGTGATTCTTTATCACGATCTGATTCGAACACTAATTTCTTTTGGAGTCCTTCTAATAATGTTTTATTCTTTGAAAAAGCGATTTTTGCATTCTCTAAAGCAAGAGGTGATCCACCTTTAAACTGTGTTCTACCAAAATCTTCTTGGTCATCTACTTTCATAGATTGAACACCTAGTCTATCTTTACCAAATGCATCGTCTTGAGTATTTCTATCGGTAACTTTTTCTTCAGGTCTTCCTAAAGGAACTTTTTCATCGTAGCCATCAGGCACACTATTTGCTTCGTATCTACCTTTACCGTATAAAGAAGCTAAATCGTGAGGTGTACCATATGACTTACCTGTTACAAGAGGATCATTTCCTTCAGCTTCAACTTGATTCATACGGAACTTGCGTTTTTGGTCTTCCATCAACAAATCTCTGTATTCGTCGTATTGGTCTTCACTGAAATGGAAAATATTTTCGTAGATCCAATCTGTTGGAACAATTTTATTGTCCATCATTGCAGTTGCTAAATTAACTTTTTCAGTTAATAATGCAATTTTTTCTTGATCGTAAATAATAGAAGGAGTAGTTAAATCTAATTCGAAGTTAGTTAACTGTTCTCCATCGTATCCTTGAGTATATAAATGAATTAAAGCAATTTTATACAACTCAGATAAAATAATTTTCTGGATGCGTTCAATTGTGCGAGCAAATCTGATATCTTCAGCAGCCAATGTAGCTTTACCTGTAAGATCTTTCTCGTAGCCCATAAATGCTTTGGGCACCTTAAGGGCAGCAAACAATTTGTCGCGTAAATAAGCTACGTCTTCGATACCGTTATAATCTAAACCTTTTGTAGTGTCGATTTTAGTAGTTTGGTCATTACCTCTAACTGGGATAAAAAAGTCTTCTAAGAGGTTTTGCATATTATATTTTAGGTTATACTCACCTGTTTGTTCATCAACTAATGGAGTTTTCTTCATATTGTTGATGGTTTTCTGCATAAATGCATCTACCTCATTTGGTGGAATATTTCCTACATTAATATAGAAAACACGTTTTTCTGGAGCGCGCGCAATTCTATGAATTAGCATAGCATCTTCCATTAAAACGTATTGTTTATATAATCTACGAGCAGGTTCCAAATACGAACGACCATAAGGAAGATAATTTACATCTGTAATTAAACGGAAGTGTGCTATCTCGTAGTTATCAAAAATAATTTCGTTTGATGTTGTATTTAATTCGTTTGGTGTAGCATAATATCCTGAACCACCAGTAAAGTACCCATCTGGGTTGTAAACAAATTCTACTTTAGCTGGGTTTTTAGGGTCAAAATTTTCTTTTCTTTGAATGTGATATGCTGTATAAGGGATCACATTGTAAACACCAAATTTTTCAGCAATTTCTAATTTTAGAAAGAAATCACCATACTTACACATTTGTCTAATCCAAGACCATAAATTGAATTCGATATTTAAAACATCATAAAATAAGTTGTACAAGATTTTCTGAATGTCTTCATCGCTACTTCTAATTTGAAGTACTTCACCTTGATCATTCTTTAAAGTACACTCGTCAGCAATAATATCAAGAGCAGAAGCAATAATTGCATCTGTATCCATTGTATCATAGTCACCATATAAATAAGTTCTATAATACTGATAGTTTAGATTGAATTGGGTTGCTAAAAGAGAAGTAGAAGCAGGATTAGTATAAAGTCTACCAAATCTGTCTACGATGCTGTTTGTGGC